TGGTGTGACTTGCCCTGTGTCTACACAGGACATCTCTATTAACCTGAAAAATAGGAACCATGCCTTCAAAGAGTACGGTTATGGCCCTCCCAATCCTAATGAGGCAAATGATGCGTTTTGGCTAAAGAAAGCCAAGATGTATAACGCTCCTACTGCGACTATCAAAGGTATGCGTTGCGGCAACTGTGCTGCATTCATCCAGACTCCCAAGATGATGGCTTGCATTACGCAAGGTCTTGAAAAAGATGAAGAAGGCTTGTCCTATGACCAGCAGTTCATTAAAGCAGCAGACCTTGGATACTGCGACTTGTTCCAATTCACTTGTGCAGCGGCCCGTACTTGTGACGCATGGAAATCTGGTGGGCCTATCACTAAGGATAAAGCATGATGTACGGTAAAACGGCTAAACCAGCAGCAAAAGCTGCTTCTAAGAAAAAGGCTATGCCATTGACCATCATGGTCGCAGTTGGCAAGCCTAAAATGTCTTTGCCTGTTCGCGGTCAGCGTACAGCAACTAACATGATGAAGAAATCAGGCCGAGGTAAATAATGGCATCTCTATCAGCACATTTCACTCTATTAAGCGCAGTAGGCGCTACTGGCGCATCTCCAGCAGTGCAAGTTGACGCTGGAAATCCCGCATTCTTGCAAGTTTCAGGCATTACGTCAGCTACTGTTGCATTGCAAGGTAGTCTTGATGGAACAAACTGGGCAACCATTGGAACAGCGCTGACTGCTAATGGCATCATTACTGTACAAAATGCTCCAACTTATTTACGCGCAAATTGTACTGTTTATGTAACAGGCACAATCACCGCCAAGATTCTGTACTAAGGATTAGCCATGAAAAAGCCCACAATGGCCCAAAAAAAGGTCAGCAAGGTAATGAAAGAGTACGGCAAAGGAGAGCTTCACTCTGGCTCTAAAAAAGGCCCACTGGTGAAGTCGCAGAAGCAGGCTATTGCTATTGCATTGTCTGAGGCTGGTAAATCTAAGCCGATGAAGAAGATGAAATGAAACAAGGTCTTTACGCTAATATTCATGCCAAACAAGCTAGGATTAAGGCTGGCTCTGGTGAAAAAATGAACAAGGTTGGGTCTAAGGCCGCACCTACTGCTGCTGATTTCAAGCAGGCAGCAAAGACTGCAAAGAAGGCAAAAAAGGTGAAATAGATGAAATCTCCAACTTGGCAAACAAAAGCTGGTCAAAATCCAAAAGGCGGCTTGAATGCCAAGGGCAGAGCATCTTATAATGCCGAAACTGGCGGCAACTTAAAAGCACCAGTAAAGTCAGGTGACAACCCTCGACGGGCCTCCTTTTTAGCGCGGATGGGCAATATGCCTGGGCCAGAGCAAAAGGATGGAAAGCCAACTCGTCTACTGCTCTCACTCAATGCATGGGGCGCATCCTCAAAGGAAGATGCTAAGGCTAAAGCCAAAGCAATTACTAGCAGGAACAAGGCAAAAAAATGAGGGCATTGTCAGTTGGCGCAAATCTCACAGCAAATACGCTAACAACTCTGTATACAGTACCTAAAGGGTACTATGCAAGGGTGGTATTGTTGCGGGCAGTGAATACAGGCTCACAAAAGCATATTTCTTTTGATTGGGTTGACACCTCTGCATCTACTACATATTCGCTTGTATATCAAACGGCCTTGTCTACAAAAACTACTCAAGATTGGGGCGGGACATCGTATTTTGTGATGGAAGAAGGTGACATACTAAAAGCAACATCTGAGGCTGCATCCACTTTTTCCGTTGTAGTTACCATTGAAGAAGAAGGATTAACGCGCACATGACTTATCTAGAACTCGTCAATGATGTCCTTGCTCGATTGCGTGAGCAACAAGTTGCAACTGTCAACGCTACAACCTATTCCACTTTGATTGGCAAATTTGTAAATGATGCAAAGCGCCAAGTAGAAGACGCATTTCCTTGGAACGTTCTTAGTCAGGACATCACTGTCACCACTTCCGCTAGTGTGTACAAGTATTCTTTGACAGGAGCAGGGCAAAAGTTTCAGGTCTTGGATGCTATCAATTCAACATCCAATATTCCGCTAGAAAACATCAGCTTTGTGCAGATGAATCGTTATCAGAACTATGCGATTGTTCCAGCCTCAACTATTCCAAACCAATACGTCTTTGATGGTGTAGATACAAACTACGATGCAAAGGTAACGCTATACCCTCGTCCAGATGGCGTTTACAGCCTTCTTTTCTCATTAGCAGTTCCACAGGCTACCTTGTCTTCTGATAGCACTGTATGCCTTGTTCCTGATACGCTGGTGGCACAGAACGCATATGCCCGTGCATTGATTGAGCGTGGCGAAGATGGTTCTATGAATTCTTCTGAGGCATTCCTGCTATACAAGTCAATGCTCTCCGACTACATTGCATTGGAAGGCACTCGCTTCCCTGATTACGATGGATTTGTAGCAACATGAGCCAAGCACTACAGTCCTACAGCGTATCAGCGCCTGGGTTCTATGGGTTGAACACCCAAGATAGCCCATTGGACTTGGCTTCAGGTTTTGCATCCATTGCTACCAATGCAGTCATTGACCAGTACGGGCGCATTGGCTCCCGCAAAGGTTACTCAAGGGTAAATCCATCTAGCGGAAATCTTGGTGCTAACAATGTTGGCGTTATCCACGAATTAGTGCAATCCGATGGAACTTTGACTATTCTATTTGCAGGCAATGGAAAATTGTTTAAGTTAGGCGCTTCAGATGCAGTGACAGAATTGACCTATGGGGGGGGAGGTACTGCGCCCACAATCACGGCAAATGATTGGCAGATATGCTCTCTTAACGGAATTGCTTTTTTCTTCCAAACAGGCTATGACCAACTCATTTATGACCCCGCTGTTAGCACTACAACATTCCGTAGGATAAGTGAGAAAACTGGTTACACAGGCACTGTGCCATTGGCAAACATTGGAATCTCTGCATTTGGTCGCCTTTGGGTAGCAAGCACTACAACTGATAACACAACCATCACTTTTTCTGACCTATTAACAGGTCACATATGGAGTGGTGGAACTTCAGGAACATTAGATGTAAGCCGTGTTTGGCCTAATGGCGCAGACAAAATTGTTGGTCTAGCTTCACATAATGGGTTTCTGTTTATCTTTGGGCAGCGTCAAATCCTTGTCTATGCCAATGCCACTACGCCTGCAACGATGAGTCTTAGCGACTCTATTTCCAGCGTTGGATGCCTTGGGCGTGACACTATCCATACTACAGGTAGTGACATCGTTTTCCTGTCAAACAGTGGAGTACGTTCATTGCTGCGTACCATCCAAGAGAAGTCTGCGCCTTTGCGCGACCTATCCAAAAATGTCCGCAATGATTTGATGCAGGCGCTTTCAACAGAAACGCTTGCTAACTGCAAGGCTGTTTACTCTGAAATCAATGCCTTCTACCTGTTGAGTCTTCCTGTTACAAAACAGGTCTATGTTTTTGATACCAAAACGCAACTACAAGATGGAGCTGCCCGTGTAACTACATGGGACTCTATTGAGCCTACTTGCTTCTTATCTAGACGCAATGGTGACTTGCTTATTGGAAAATCTGGTTATATTGGTAAGTACGATACCTATCTTGATAACACATCAACTTACAGGCTGCAATACTTCACCAACTATGCTGACTTTGGCGATATTGGCATCACTTCTATCCTGAAAAAAATCCTTGTAACAGTCATTGGTGGTTCCAATCAAGGATTTACAATTAAGTGGGGATTTGACTTTGCTGGGCAATATTTCTCAGAAAACGTATCTATTGGAACAAGCACTGTTGCACAATACGGAATTGCTGAATATGGAACTAATGGCTCTCCTGTAGCCTATTACTCAAGTGGAATCCAGCTGCAAGTTCTTGTAAGCCAAGCAACAGGCGCTGGAAAAGCAGTGCAAACAGGATATGAGACAGACATCAACGGTTTTTCTGTAAGCATCCAAAAAATTGAAATCCAGGCTAAACGAGGAAAACTTGTATGAGCGATTACACCAAATCAACTAACTTTGCGGCTAAAGACGCGCTTGCATCTGGCAATGCCAGTAAAGTCGTAAAAGGCACTGAGATTGACACCGAATTCAACAACATCGCAACTGCAATTGCAAGTAAGGCAAATGGCGTATTGACAAACTTTACTTTGGTTGAAACTGGTGGAGTTTTGTACTTCAAATCTAGTGGAACCAGTGTGGCAAAGCTAGATGCAAGTGGGAACTTCACTGTTATCGGCAATGTCATTGCTGCTGGGTCAATGTAAGGGTTAAAAGTGGCGCGTGAAAAAGAACTTGCAATCATTGCTGGCGACTATGCCAAGAATCATCGTGGGCGCGAGTACAGTCTTGAGTCAGTAAAAGACACTTTTTTAGAGTACGTTAAGCAAGGTATGAAATACCTATTGACAAAAAATACGATAATTCTTTACTTTGCAAAGAAAGATAAAACAGTAGAATTCCATGCAATAAATGCAGGAAATAAGCAGGACTTAGTGACTGCTGTGAATAACTTGCTTGCAAAAGCAAAGGTAAAGTTTGATAAAGCGGTGACCTACTATGACAATCCTGCTATCAATGACTTGGCTAATCTAGGAATAGTCAAAGGCGCTGTTAAAAAGATAGACGGTGGCCTTGATAGGACTTACGAAATGTCTTTTGATTTAAGGGGTTAATCATGGGATGGGCAACTGTACTACCAGTAATAAAAGAAACGATACCAGAGAAAGCACGGCTGCCAGCAGAGGCTTCTATAGCAGCACCTGCATACACGCAACAGTATATACCAGGGTATCCTACACCGCCTACTCCAAGAGATGATGATGGAAATATCATAACTCTTAAATATGGCGACCCAATTTATAGCCAAGGTAGTAGAGATTCGCCATCTAAACTAATTGGCAAAGTTGGAATGATACCTATTGTGTCAGGCTCTGCCCGTGAGGGAATTCAAGTATCTTGGCAAGATGACCCTAGCTATTCAAAATCCCCACAGTTAATTGCTTTTCAACAAAGAATTGCTAGTGGGGAAGTTCAAGGAGCAGAAGGCGGTAAAGGCCGTGAGTACACTAGTTATGACCCTGCAACAAACACAGTTACGTTTTACGACACACAAGGAAACATAACGCAGCAAGGTCAAAGAACAGCTAGTGGAGGTGGAATATTTGGTTCTGCTGCTGAAACTTTAACAGGTCTTGGTAAAACCATTGCAGATAATCCTTTGCTAGAAACTGCAATTACTGCAATTGCTGCTTCACAAGGTGTTCCCCCTGCAATAACAGCAGCTTTTCTTGGAGCAAATAAGACATCTCAAACTGGTGGAAACCTAGAAAAAGGTCTTGAAACACTGGTTTTATCTTATGGTGCAGGACAAGGACTATCTGGTGGTATTGACCTAAATGCAGCACAGGCGGCAGCAGCAACAGGAGGTGGTGATGCAGAAATTGTCGATGCCGCACTTGGTGGGGCTGGCGCTGCGCCAGTAGCATTAACACCAGCCGCAATTGAATCGGGACTTGGAACTGCTGGATATGGAGTAAATGCAGCAG